GAAGCGTAACCCCGTCCATTGAGTGGGTGAGCCTTCACGGCTCACCCAACAGGAGAGCCCGATGAGTTACCAAACCAAAGTTTACAGTAAAGTCGGCGGGGATGAGGTCGTTGTTGCCTCCGGGGGGCTTCTGACCGTCGAAACAGGCGGGGCCATCCGCGATCCAGGCCTTGCCCGCAGTATCCGCACCCGCGCCACCACCGCCGAAGTCAACGCCGGGTTGGCCCTGCTGCCCGCCGTCCCCGGCTGGAAATACCGCATTGTCGATGTCACCATGATTGCCATCGGCGGGAGTGCTGCAACGGCAACTTCTGTCGATATCGTTGCCACCCAAGGGACCAGCGCGGTCCGGCCGTTTGTGGCCGCTGTCTCCGCTTTGACCCGCAGCACAGTGGTAAAGCCCGACACCGCAAACATGACCGTGCTTGCAGACGGGGCCTCTTTTGCCCCCATGGACGACAACAGCGGTATTTATGTCGCCAAGCAGGCAGCAGGTAGCAACCTGGCAACCGCGACACACATCGATGTTGTTTTGACTTACACCATGGAAGCCGCATGAGGGTAAAGCTGAAAACTACGGTGGCCGGTCCGGACGGGATTTACCCCCCTGGCACTATCTACGAGGGCCCGGCCTGTCATGCGTTGGTTCGGGGCGGGTTTGCCGAGTGGGTAGACCCGCCCAAAACCGAAACCGCTGTTATTCCGTATCAAACAGTTACCAGGAGAGGCCGGAAATGATCACCGTCCGCACCGTCGAACCGGCAACCGAACCGGTAACGCTCACCGAAGCCAAGGCGCATTTTGGCGTGACGATCACCGACGATGACACCCGCATAACGTCATTGATCGTTGCCGCCAGACAGCAGGCGGAACATGACACGCGGCGGTCGTTCGTCACTCAAACCTGGCGGGCGAAATTGGATGGTTTCCCGGCTGGGCGGGCAATCGATCTGCCCCACGGTCCTATCCAGTCGGTAACCTCCGTGCAGTACGTGGATGGTGACGGGGTAACCCAAGGGTTTACCGATTTCACCCTGGACGCGGACGGGCAGCGGATATTGCTGGATTACGGTGAGTCCTGGCCCTCCCCCCGCGCTGTTGAAAACGCGGTGACCATCACCTATGTTGCCGGGTACGGTGCGGCAACCGCCGTGCCTGAGGGGATCAAATCCGGCATCAAGTTGTTGGTGGAGATACAGTACGACCGCCCGGACGCGGCCTATTCGGCGGCGTTGAAATCGGCGGCTGGTTCGCTTTTGGGCTATTTCCGCGATTATCGCAATTTTTGGGGAGAGTAAAAAATGGCTGATGATTTTTCCAGTTACAGCACCGGATTGGATTCCCCCGCCCGAAAAGCCTTTGCCATCACCCCGCACAATACCAACGAGTTGTCTTCAGTTACACGGGGAATTTTTGTTGGGGTAGCTGGTGACGTGGCCGCGATTTTGGCCGGGGATACCGTGGCTGTGACGTTTAAGGGCGTTTCGGGCATGCTGGCGATACGGGCCAAGGTCATTTTGGTGACCGGGACTACCGCAACCGATATCGTTGGGTTGGTATGAGAGCGGGGACACTGCGGCACAAAATCCTGGTCGAGCAGGCGTCAGAAACGCGGGACAGCTTCGGCGGGGTGGTCGTTACCTGGGGCACTTTCGCGACCTTGCGAGTCCGGCAGGCGATCCAGGGCGGGAAAGAGTTTACCACCGCGCAACAGCGGTTTTCCGAGATTTCCGCGCTGTTCGTCGGGCGGTTCGCCGCTGGCGTAACCGCAAAAATGCGGGTCAACCACGGCGGGGTCTATTACGATATTCTGGCCGCTTATGATCCGACCGGGCTGAGGCGAGAAACGCAGATTGTTTGCAGGATCATCGTATGAAAATTGACATCTCCGGGCTGAGCGACCTGAAAAAGCGGTTGACCAAATTACCGGAGCGCATCGAAAAAAATATCATGGGTGCTGCCGTCCGTGCCGGGGCCAATATCATCAAGAGCGCGGCGGTTGCAAATCTCGGCGGCAAGAAAACGGATATTGTCGTCGCTAAATCCCGCTCCCCGAAAGGGGTAACAAAATTCAAGATCGGCACCAGCGGCAAAAAGTTTTATCTGATGTACCGCGAGTTGGGCACCAGGCCGCACGTCATAAAGATCGGGAAAACTAAAAAATTCCTTGCGGACGGTGCGGTGGTATTTGGGAAAGTGGTACAACATCCCGGCCAGGCTCCCAAGCCCTTCCTGCGCCCGGCGCTTGATGAAAATGCCCAAAAAGCTGTTGACGCCATGGCGAAGAAAATCAAGCAGCGGTTGGAAAAGGAAGCGGCAAAGAGATGATCGAGGAAACCCTTTATACCACCCTGAAAAACCATGCCGGGACTTCCGCTCTGGTCGGGCTCCGCATCTATCCCCGCCGCGCACCGCAGGGGGCCACATTCCCGCACATAGTCTATAACCGGGTCAGTGGGGCGAGGGTCACCAATTTGGACGGCGACAGCATTGAAAACCCCCGCATCCAGTTGGACTGCTGGGCCGAAAGCTACAGCGGTGCCAAGGCTTTGGCGGCACAAGTCGAAGCGGCCATGAGGGGTATGAAGACCGTGCTGATTGGAGATCGTGACGACAGCGACGACGAAACAGGGCTGTACAACGTCAGCATGGATTACAGCGTGTGGTCAGCGTGAGTGCCAGCCTGCTACCTGCCCACCGGTGAAATAAACCACGGTGGCATGCCGACCGTACCGGTCGTTTATGGCCCGGTAAGCCCATGAACCGGAGTCCCGGCCCAGATAGTGGGTTTTCGTTGCGCGGTAAGGCCTGCCCCATGAGGCCAAAACCTGGTCTTTCGTCATGCCCACGGCGATTTTCCGGTTTTCGATCAATTCTACCACTTTCGGCGGGGTGTCCTGATGCTCGGCAAAATATTTTGCCCGATAGTCAGGGGCACACCCAGCCAACACCAGGAACAGTAAAACGGTCAGTTTCATAACAACCCTCCTTTTTGTCCTCTTATTATAGCGAATCTCTCACAATGTCAACCCATTCCCACCCTCTCAGCCGGAGGGGGTAACGGAGAACTCCATGGCCAGCAACGCAATTTCCGCACAAGGCACCACTCTGCATATCGGCTCGGGAACCTCCGGAGCCAAAACCATCACCGCAATCACCGCAGCGTACCGCGCACAAGTCACTTCTTCCGCTCATGGCCTCGCTGTCGGCGACCGCGTGACCTTCGCCGCAGTCGGCGGCATGACCCAAATCAATACCCTGGTCGGCACCGTCATTGCCGAGGACACCAACACGTTTATTGTCGATATCGACAGCCGTGCATTCAGTGCTTACACCTCCGGCGGCACGGCGACCCCGGTAACCTGGACGCAGGTAACCGATATCAAAACTTACAATTTCGCGGATGGGGAGCGGTCCGAAATCGATACGACCAACCTGAGTTCCACATCCAAGGAATTCCTCCTTGGGCTCCAGGACAACGGCACGTTCGAGGTTACCCTAAACGTTTACCATGCAGACCCAGGCCAAGCCGCATGCCGCGCCGCTAAAGGCTCAGCCACGGCCAGCCCGTTCAAGGTCACCCTACCCAACAGCGAAGTGGCAACTTTTTCCGCGCTTGTAAAGTCAATGCCGGAATCCGGCGGAGTGGACGCGGTCTTTGAAGGTAGCATGTCGATCCGCGTGACCGGCGACATTGTGTGGGCGTAACCATGAGTATCCGCGATTACATCCTGCCGCAACCCAAAACCGCGACCGTCGAGGCGTTTGATGCCACCGTCACCGTCTCAGAAATGGGCGCACTCGACCGCATGCAATATATCGACTACCTCCGCCAGTTGCAAAAAAACGGGGTATCCGACCTGCAAGCCGAACCGCTGCTTATGGCATTCATGGCCGTAAAGTGCGTGGTGGAAGACGGCAAGCGGGTTTTTGCCGATAGCGAGGTGGAAACCGTTGCCAACGGGCGGTTTAAAGTCGAGGACCTGAAAAAGGTTTTCGATGCTGCTGCCACTCTGAATGGCTTGATATCGGCAGACGTGGAGGCCACGGCAAAAAACTGAGGACCCAATTTCAGGCGCAATTCCCCTTTATCCTGTGCCTGGAATTGGGTTTCCCGCATCCAGACCACCT